TTTACTCATTTATATTTCCTCTCAATATCATCTTCTGTACAGTAATCACCGTACTGGATTTCGACAATACGGCAAGGTTCATCGTATGGGTTGCACAGTTGGTGCCACTCACCGATGGGTATTTTATATTCTTCATGTAGATTTAAATTCTTAGAAGGTAGAGTATAACCATTCGGCATTTGCGAATGAACAACACATTTTCCTTCTGAGACAATCCAATATTCATTTCGACCACTATGGCGTTGCATACTTAATGAAGCACCAGGGTCAACTGTCAATTCTTTCACTTTCATTCCTGGTACTTCGTGCAATACACGATAATAACCCCAAGTACGGAAAGTTTTTGGGTGAGTCCATTGGTCGAGAATCCAAGAACTTGAATTCATCTTGTAATCACCGCCTACACCAAAGACAAATTCTACACCCAACATTTTCATTTCGGGAATATTGTCTTGTGTTCTATCTCCGCCATTTGCAAAGATAATCTTAGAAGAAGGATATTTTGTTCGTGCGTATTCAATTACATCACAAGCAGTACCGTCTTCATCGTTAATTTTGTAGACTTCATCTACCATCTTCAAATTGTAAATGATACCTGCACGGTCATTCCATCGCATGAAAGGTCGACCTTTCTTACGGGTCAACCAATCATCAGAATTTACGCCTACGATAAGAATGTCACCAAGTGCCTTAGCACGGTGAAACATTTCAATGTGTCCAGAATGTAGTGGGTCAAATCCACCAGATACGACCACAACTCTCATATTAAAGTCCTAATTCAATACCTGGGAATGCTTCTGCGACTAACTTTGGTGTGAGGAACTTAACACCAAGATTCTTCTGCAACATCTTAACCAACAATGCAGCTTCATCTTTATGCAAAGCACTTAGAGTAACCAAAAGTTGTTTAGTTTGTTTTTCAGGTGTAAGACCAGCAGGACGCTTTGGATGATTCACAATGTACAGGTACATTCTTCGCATCTCTTGGTCCAGATAGGTGTGATTCAAACCAGCAGGTTCAACCGCTGGTCGATATTCAGGAATGTTTACATCGATTTGGATGCCAGGATGCATCGCAATGACAAACAATTCACGGAAGAAATAATGGTCGTTTTTACGCAACACATCAATCTTCTCCTGTTTTGTGGGTGCTTTCTCAAAATCTTCTAAGATTTCGGAATATAATTTACTAGAACTCATCAATCACTTCCAATAGGTTTTTCAAACGATTCGCAATCATATAATTCATAAACTGCTGCTTCGTTGCAGGTTTCGTATTCTCATATGTATCTAGGATACTTTCCACGATTGTTGCAGGAATATAATCCAAGTCAATCATAGTCTGGTTACGAGACCAGTTACGCTTCAAATCATCTGTGCCATCTTTGGCAATATCAATGTTCATCAATTCATCGATACGCTTTTGTGTAAGTGCCTTCTGACGAATACCTTCTACAAGGCAGTTATCGGCAGATAGAATGTTTGGCACACCGTCACCTTTATCACCGTCAAGGATAAGATTCTTCAATTGCACTTTGGCATTGTCGGTCTTAATATACTTTTTAAGTGTAGGTGAATATTGTGTAACATTCGGGTGTGTTTGTAACTGCACAAAGTCCTTATCAGAGGACAGAATCATAATCTTTTCGTGAGCACAATACTTTTTGGTAAGTACACCGATAATATCGTCTGCTTCTGCACCATCGATATCAAGCACTTTATATGGTGAACTGGTTGCCAATTCACTTCGCACTTTATGCAGGCATTCGAAAATGGATGCCCAATCGTGACCACTTGCCTCACGGTTCTTTTTACGGTTGCCTTTGTAGAAAGGGAACACATCACGGCGCCAGTATCGTTTGTTATCACAAGCAATAATCACTTCGCCATACTCTGACTTGAATTTACGCAAGTTAGCACGGATAGTGTTTAGAATCATGTGACGAACCAAAGATTCTTCAACGGGCTGTTTTGAGGAACCAATTTGTTCCATCAGATTCGCAATAGCGATTTGGTTAAAGTCAAAAATAATCATGTATGTATTCTATCACAATAAAAATTAATAAGAGGCAAACTTACTTGAATGGCCAAGCAGCTTTACCGTCTGGTTGGTCAGGGTCGATATCAGATTCAGGTAAGAATGGACGACTGAAATACCTATCGTCAATTTTCTCCAAGATTGCCATCACATCTTCTTCGGTCAATTCACAATCGGAGGTTTCTTCTAAACCATTAATTGACCATTCATCGTTTTCTACATCATACCAAGCGTAGATACAGATTTCTTCTTTTGGTCGGTGAATCAATGCCCAAGGTGTTAAGTCATGTTCAGGGAATACGAATTCTTCTTCGGTAAGAAAACCCTTATGCAAGAAGATAGCATAAGATTCCATATTCTTGTTGCCACCTTCTGTGTAACGATAATGACCATTTTTATCATAATCTTCTAAGTCACCATAACCATCAAAGATAATTTTCACTTCTGGTAAATCGGAAATATCTTCACCAATCTCAAGAGCATCAGGGTCTCGCCACATCACCTCTAACATTTTTAGGATGATTTCATTGTAACGCTCGTAATCGTAACTCATTTGATTGCCCTCAAAATAATTGTATCAACATTTAAACGACCAGTTGCTTCGGATGCTTTTGTGGTCAAATTGTCCATAATAGAACGCAAAGCAACCTTACCACCTTTGAGGACTTCTGGTAAAGTCTTTTCAGGTTTGCGTAGTGTCTTCGTTTGTGATTTCGTTTCGGTGAAACCAGTCAAAGTAGAACCTTTAACAGAGAAACCACTTCCATCTTCAGCAGTATAGAATGAAAGTTTCTTTGTCTTTGTATTGTATACCCACAGGGTAATTGCACCAACGATTTCCCGTGGGGCAATCGATTTCAGTTTCAACTCGGCAAACTCGTCTAGGTACTTGACATTCTTCACCAACTCGTCTGGAGACTTCACCTTGCGCTTGCGAGGTTTGCGTGACGCCACGGACTCACCAGAGATTTTAATGCAGTCCTTGATGACCTGGTCGCAATAGGCAACTAGTTTCTTAATCTCAGTCTTCTTAAAGTTGGAGTAACCTTCAATTACCTGTTTATCATCGGTAGACAATACATCATCGAATTCACTTCTGCGTTTTTTTGCCCACTCTTGTATGGACTTGGCGTGCATTGCCTTAACATTCATGCCATGCATAATGCCGTATGGGTTTGGCATATTCTTATACCCACCCAAGATAAATTCATCGATTGTACCTTCTAGTTCACCAATCATTTCCGATACCTTCTCGGCAACTCGGTCTTGGATTGATACTGTAGGTTTCTTTTCTTCTTTCTCAACTACTGGTTTGACCTTAGCAGTCAACATCGCCTGTAGGTACGAATTGAATTTTTCTTCGTGCTTCTCTGAAAAGACAGCACCAGTATTTTTCATTCGGCACAGAAACGCAAAAGTGGCAGGTTGTTTGTTTACCACATCGGCGGTAACTTTTAACTTTTGCTTCTTTGCATAATCGGTGATATACTTTGCGGCCTGTTTACTGTCACGGTTTTGTCCGTACCAGTTTAGTGCCTGCATCATTCTACTTTCGGAAACAACTTCAGCGGTGAAACGTGGTTCACCGCCTGTGGTCATAGTTTCTAATTCTTCTAATGTCTTACGTCTTGTTGCCACTTGTTATTTCCTCAAATGTGAATTCTGGATAGTTTCGAATGAACATGATGCCATCATCCAGTTCAAACATAAAAAATTTACTTATCTCTTTGGCAACCTCTAATGCGCCTGTCTCGGTGTCATACACATCACTTTTGCCGAAAACTCTGTAGATTTCACTGCCTTCAGGTAAGTAATTGAATGATTCATCGATAAACGGACCAAACATGGCATCATAGTTATCACTATACGCCACACGATATCCGTCTTTTGTCACCAAAACATAAACGCCATTACTCATTATCGTTCCAATATCACATAGTCACCAAAATAATTATCGAACACCTGTAGCAGGTTCTCATAGTCACCTGCCATCATTTCTTTGATAATTATACTACTATCCAGACCTAGTTGTGCGGCAAACCTGCGAGCATAACCCATTAAGTTGAAAGCATTGCCGTCAGGACCAGTCAGGTCAATTACGACTGGTCCAGTTTGTGGTTGTTTTTCTCTAATCAAGCTGTCACCTCGTATGGTTTGTTCCAAGAACCAACATTCACATCAACATAGTAAGCGGTATCAAAATAATCGGTTTGAATATCCGAATTATCGTACCAACCTGCCGCTTTCATAGCAGGCAACACTTCGCTGAGAAATTTCTTAGCGACACCAGAAAAGTGGTCTTGGTACCAGTAAGGATTCACATCGATATATTTTTCAGCAGGCGAACCGTTGCGAAAACCACCAGGTTGTGCTTGTACGGTTTCGTTGAAATTTTTGATAAAGTCAATTTTGCCAGATTTGATATTCAGGCAAATTGTCATGTGGTTGCGGACTGCAAAAGTGCCTTTGATACCGTATTTTTTCAAAATAGGTTTAACAGCGGCGACAATTTGTGCTTTCTTTTCTTGGTTCATGTATGCCATGTTTTTCTCCAATTAAAATGAATAGTAAGATTCTGAGGAAGGCGAGCAATAGTAAGGCGTATCATATTTTTCTAAAAATGTTTTGCCTGACATTAGATTTTTTTTCTCGACCCAGGTTTCGAAAATTTCGACTTCAAAACCAAGTTTGCGTTTTGCTTCGGCAACGGTGCTAATGTAAGCAACGGTTGACGGTGCGAATTCTTGTTTAGCGTACAAACGGCGACCTTCTTTGGTGCGCTTGTCTTTTTTGTAAATCTCAAGGGTGTATTCTTTTAAACCTGACATTTTTCTCTCTTTTCTCAATCTATGGATAGAGTATAACAGAACCACGGTAATAGTCAAGCACTTTTTGAATACTTGACCAAATTGGTCTGAAATGTGTTGTTTTTATACAACAATCAATTCTTCTGAGTCCATCAGTACTTGGTCACGGGTAGAACCAAAGACTTCAATTGGAAACTCTAAAACAATAGTATTACAAACCTTACCACCATATTTGACCCGTGATTCCACTACAGTCCCGACAATGGGAAATTGTCCCAAATAGCGACCAGTTACAGTTTTTTGCTCAAGATTCCAAGACATATGACGACCTCTTTTAGTATGGGGTAATCCTAACATAAATAATAAGACTTGTCAACCAGCGTTGTTGCGTGAAAACAACAGTACTGGAAAGTGATGTTTTTAACCATTCTAATAAATTCTCGGTAGGCACAAACCTTGCACGATTATTGCAATAAAAGGTAACCCCATGATTCTCATGGTGTTCAATTATTTGACACCTGAGCATAAATACTTCCTACGAAGTATCGCCTTCAACCCTGATTTTTGTTCATTTTTCTTGTGAGATACACTATGCTTTTTTACCTACAAGGAAAACAGAATGAAAAGAGTTATTGCCACATTAGGAATGATGCTAGTCACATCGTCACTAATGGCGGAACCAATTGTAACCGATTCAACATCAACTAGTCGCAGTTACAACGATTCTACATCGAATAGTAGCACAACTATCAAATCGCCGCCACCGACTGCTGTGGCACCTGCAATCACAACCATCAATAATGACGTTTGTGCAACCGCAGCATCAGGCGCAGTTCAAACACAGATTCTTGGTATCTCACTCGGCACGACCGTAAGGGATATGAATTGTGAAAGAATCAAACTCTCCAAAAACCTTTATGATATGGGCATGAAAGTTGCTGCTGTTGCAACTCTATGTCAGGACGACCGTGTTTTCCAAGCAATGTTGGATGCCGGCACTCCTTGTCCAGTACAAGGTAAAATTGGTGAACAAGCAAAAGATATTTGGAAAGGTAAAGGTAGAATCCGTGAGGAAGATATCATTATTCAAACCAAAGAAAAAGCAAAAGAACAACCAATCAGAGAAACTAACGAAGAAAAGAAATGAAACACTTCCTACTAGCATTACTGTTAGTTTGTGGACTGGCGCAAGGTCAGACCACGGGAGTTATAGCACCTGGTACAACGCAACCACCAATTATCAATCATACCTTTTCGGATGATTCATATGTGCAAGTTCCATTACAGTTTGGTTTTCCATTCTATGGTAGAACTTTTACAAATTCGTGGATGCATTCAAATGGTGTTGTTTCATTTTTAGACCCGGCAGTTCCAGTACCTAATGTAGGATGGAACCCTGCTCAGGGTGCATATTGTTGTGAGGGTGTTCCGCCAACCAGAACGACACCGCAATTCAGTTATATGATTGCGCCGTTGTGGACAGATTTGTATCCGGTTGGTCAATCCAGATTCCAAACACAAGGTAACGCACAGTATCAACGTTACTATTGGGAGAATATTGCTGAGATTAGTAATACGAACAACTTGAACACTTTTGGTTTGGAAATCAGACCATCAGGTTTCATCGGTGCATATTACCAACAAGTCAACATTCAAAACCAAAATACTTGGGTTGGAACGATTGGTGACCCAACACAGGGACAGTACAATCAAATTTATTATGGTCGTGGCATTCCTGCTGGTGCTTTGGGTAACTGGTCAGTCAACGAAACTGGTGTTGACCAATGCGTTGTCAATCCTTTATCTTCACCAACTTGTGCTGGTTATACAACTGCGATGTGTACTACCAATCCGTTGTTTAGTCAACAATGTCCTGGTTACCAACAAGCATATTTTAGTCAACAATGTTCTTCTAACCCAATGTATGACATTAATTGTCCTGGTTATGCAAGTGCTTACCTGACATATCAATGTTCGGTCAATCCTCTGTATTCTACGACTTGTGATGGTTACGATAGAGCATATCACGACCAGCAGTGTTCAAATAATCCATTGTATGCCAGAGATTGCACAGGTTATTCAACTGCGTACCACGACCAACAATGTAGTTTGAGTCCGTTGTATGCAACTGATTGTCCTGGCTATGGTGCCGCATATCTGTCCCAACAATGTGGTCTGAACCAGTTATACTCTACACAATGTCCAGGTTATCAGACTGCATATTTTAACCAACAATGTGGTTTGAATCAATTATACAGCACTCAATGTCCTGGTTACCAAACTGCTTACTTCAATCAGCAGTGTTCATTGAACCCGTTGTATAATGCACAATGTCCTGGTTATGGTGTTGCATATCACGACCAACAATGTTCAATTAATGCTTTGTATGCGGTAGATTGTGCTGGTTATCAAGCTGCTTATTTTAGACAACAATGTAATGCTAGTGCTCTCTATTCTGTAGATTGTCCAGGTTATGCTGCTGCGTTTAAAACTCAGCAATGTACTGCGAATGCACTTTATGCAACGGACTGTCCAGGTTACCAAGTTGCCTATAAGGCACAACAATGTACAATTAGTGCATTATATGCAACTGATTGTCCTGGTTATGCCGAAGCATATTTTACACAGCAATGTAACTTGAGTGGTTTGTATAATCAAAAATGTCCAAACTATGCACAAGCATATGCAACAAAACAATTGATGGAACAACAAACTGTGAAAGTTGCGGTAGTCGTAAACAATACTAACACAACTACAACCACACCAACAGTTACAACCGATAGTAGTGGTACAATTTCTACTGCTGTTGCCGTTGTTGCTGACCCTGTGGTTAATCAGGTTGTTACAAATACTGCCACATCAGCATCACCAGCACAATCTGCAACCGCAACTGTTCCGTTGGTTTCAACACCAGCGCCAGTAGCAGTAGCAATGACAGCTGCACCGACCAAGGAAGAAAAGAAGGATGCTACTACGACAAGTGTATCTGCAACTACGACTGCTCAGACTACTTCGACAGAGACTAAAGCAGATGCAAAACCAACCGCAAGGCAAGAATTGCAGGCAAAACGTGAGGCCGCTGCCAAAGCAAAAGCTGTAGAAGATGGTAAAAATTTAGCATCGACTGTAGGCAAGGCTGCTGATATGGAATCACAAAAGCAAATACAGAATGTGGTGATTGCTGCAATGGGTTTCACACCAGGTTTTGACAATTACAACAGAATGGTTATTTTAGATTCCGTTGCTTACAAACCGTTTACAGTCTACAACAACCAAAAGAATGTAGACAATAGAAAATTAGGATGGGGGTTGTATGGCCCGTCCGACAAATTACACAATGAATTAGTAGAATCTCAATTCAAATAAAGGAAAAGAAATGGCTGATGATAAGAACCTTGATAAAAAGGTCGATGAACTAGAAGCTGCGGCAAAGAAGTATGCAAGTAAAGATACCGTTATCAGTATCGGTGGTTATGAATTCACTCCTGCAAAACTGATGGTTGCATTCACAATCGTATCTTCAACACTTGGTGCTCTTTATGGTACTTTCGAGGTATACAAAGATTATCAATCAATGAAGAAACGAATCGCTGAATATGTTGCACCAGATTTATCTGAACTGCAAGCAAAAATGGATATCGTTGTGGAGAAATCTGAGAAGTCTGTACAATACACCCAAGATATTAAGAATGACCTAAAGTCGGACATTCGTAGATTGGAAGGTGTTGTTGATGGTGTTGAACGCAATTCAAAATCTACAGAACGTGAGTTGACTGTAGAAATGCGTACACTCAGAAAAGAAACTGAAATCGCTATTAAAGACACCAATGCAAATGTTGATAAAAAGATTCAACGTGCATTAGATAACCCATTGGCGAAATAATGGATCCGATTACACTCTTTGCCTTAGCGAACGGAGCTGTCTCTGCGGTTAAGGCTGGGTGTAAGCTTTATAAAGATATCAAAGGTGCTGCGGGTGAGGTAAAAGATGTTCTCAAGGACATGGATGAACAATTTAAGAAATTGCATCCACCTGAAAAACCACCTACTGTTGAACAAAAGAACCAATTCATTAAGCAAAAGAATGAGGTTGTTGAGTTAAACAAGAAAGCGAATGAAGGTCAACACACCGGTATCTACCAAGAAATTGGTGAAAAGTTGGGCGAATACTATGACAACTTCTACAAGTGCATGGCTATCATGGAAGAGGAAGAACGCCGTGCTGAAACAGAAGTCTATACAGGTGATGCCAGTTTAGGCAAAAGAGCATTACAACGTGTTCTTATGCGTAAACAATTGGAACAAATGTCAGTTGATTTGCGTGAACTGATGGTATATCAATCACCACCTGAATTAGGTGCATTGTATACTGAGGTTGAAGCAATGATGAAACACATGGGTGAAACTCAACGTGTTTTGATTGCTAAGCAAATGCGTAGTGACGAAGCTACAAAGATTAGAAGAAAAAAGAGAATGGAAAGACTGCGTGTAGAAATTGCCATTGGCATGGGTGGTCTTTTGTTCTCTGCCTTCGTAGGACTAATGATGGTCTATGTGATTAATGACCGAATTGAAAAGTATCCGCACTTAGGTGATGGTTGGATACCGAAAACTGAACAACAAAGAAAACTAGAAGCTGCACCAAAAGTGTGGACAGGAAGATAAATGAAAACGCCTTGGAGTAAACTACTAGATTATGGTGTTGGGTTTGCTGCGATAGTGCTGATGAGCATTGCAGGCATTATTGTATTAACTGCAATTGGTTTGGCAGTTTTACTGTCTAAATTATCTGTGTTTATAAAGTGATTGGTGGGCCAGGTGAGAATTGAACTCACGGTCGACCGATTATGAGTCGGCTGCTTTACCATTAAGCTACTGGCCCATCAAATTGGTGCGGGTACCCGGAGTCGAACCGGGACGCCTTACGGCGGCAGATTTTAAGTCTGCTGTGACTACCAATTCCACCATACCCGCAGAACTGTAAAATTTATTGAATGTAATTGGTGCGCCTGGAGAGATTCGAACCCCCAACCTGCGGTGTAGAAGACCGTTGCTCTATCCATTGAGCTACAGGCGCATTATTTGGTGCTCTCACCGAGAATTGAACTCAGAATTCGTCCTTACCAAGGACGTGTTATACCACTTAACTATGAGAGCGAAACTTTCTTTTAAGTATCAACCAGTAATACTTGAATCCTCTAAATGGTGATATATCAAAGGAGAGATTTGAAGTCACTTCTTTTGGCATATGACCATATGCTTTTTGTAATGTGTCTTTCATATCTACCTTTCTTAAATAACAGGATGTGGTGCCTAAGACCGGGACTCGAACCCACGGCACACCCCCAAGCGGGCCGGCCTCCAAATATGGCTGGAGTAAGTTTTATGTTGCTGCAATCATCCTAAACTTGGTGCGGATGGAGAGACTCGAACTCTCACGCCTTTCGGCACTGGTTTCTAAGACCAGCGTGACTACCAATTCCACCACATCCGCAATAAATAACAATATGGAAAAAATCTATGTACAAGACTTATACGATTTGGTGAAAAATAAACCACCTTTCATACAAACACTAAGTCATTCCATAATTAAGGAATTTAAGGAAACATTTCCTCAAAAACCTGTAACTGATTTCAAACCAGATTGGACTGGTGCCTCTGGCAAGAGTTGAACTTGCGACACACGGATTTTCAATCCGCTGCTCTACCACCTGAGCTACAAAGGCATATTTGGTACATCGTGACGGGATTGAACCGCCGACCTCCGCCTTGTAAGGGCATTGCTCTACCGCTGAGCTAACGATGCAAAATTCTTTTTGGGGTGACCGGTGGGAATCGAACCCACGATAGCGGAATCACAACCCACGGCCTTAACCACTTGGCTACGGCCACACCAAAAAGAACTTAATCTTTTTTAGGTTCTTCTCTAACTTCATAAGGTGGGTTTACAAACCAACTTTCTTTTGAAAAGATTGTTACTGGTTTCCAGTAATTAGAAAGAAGGTTATTGATTATCACAATACCACCGACTACAACTACAAAACCCAACATTGTCAAAATACTACCAGCAAGAAATACTGCTGCTTGGTCCATATCCATAAAATCACCTCATAATTAAAATTTGGAGCGGGTAGGGAGAATCGAACTCCCACACTAACCTTGGCAAGGTCACAGGCTACCTTTACATCATACCCGCATGGTGAAGGTTGTTACGCACAACCCTCGAAGCGTCACTTATTTATACTGCGTAGCGGTCAACCATGATTGCTTTCAACATGATTGCTTCTGGTGTGAATTCAGAAGTATCAGCAGACAGTACTGCCTTTACGATAGCAGGACTAAATCCTGAAATCAAAGCAGCACCAGACTTGTCTGATTTTACTGGCGCATTGTCTGATGCATTCAGATTCCAGAACACTACTTGTGGCACATTATAGCCAGCAACTGTAAACTTGCGTTCAATCATTTGCATGGCAGTGTCATCAAAGCGAGCACATTGGTCGAATTGCATATCAGACAAAATCAACAACATTGATGGCATTTCTTCTTGTGGTACACCGCCTTTTACAGCAGTTTGAAGAATCTTGTCCATTGCTTTCACAAGGTCAGTATTCATACCCCAATCAGAGCGAACCATTTGTTGCATCTTTTGTACAACGTTACCTTTCAAGTGTAACAATTCTGGATTGCCAGAGAAGGTCAAGAATGTATCTTTGAACTTTCCTTTGTTTTTATCTGCAAGGTATAAACCAAGAGATACTGCAACATCCATGCATGATACTGAACCTTTACGACCAGCAGGGCATGACATAGAACCAGAAACGTCTACCAAAGGTAGGATGTTTGCATCACCGACAAAGTTTTCTAATGCTTCCCATTGTTTTACAACATGGTCAGTTTCAGTCTTGTCGTAGTTACCATATGCAACGTTTTTCAACACATCATATGGGTACACGGCACCTGCATTCACTTTAACTTTTGGGTCTTCACCTTTAACTAAAGCGGCAACATACTCAGCGAACTTTGTAGTGTTACGATTGAATGCTTTCTTGTATCGTGCTGATGCCACAGAAGGCACATGAGAGAAATTAATTTCATCCCATTGTTTTGCACACATCTGTGATTCTACCACACTGGTCAATTCAACCAATGACTTACGGTAGAACTTAGGTGACATTCCAAAGAACTCACGAATTTCTCGTGCTACTTGTCCTTTGCGTGGAGTCCACTTTGCAGCAAGACCATTTCGTTCACGCAAAGCGTCACCTAACATTGTGTATGCCTTTGCTTTCAAGTCTTTCGATTCAAAAACAAACAGGTCATCCCAACGACCTAACTCAGGTACTTTTACAAGCAACTTTTCTGCTAGGTCAGGACGATTCTTTTCCAAGTATTTCATTACTTGACGGAACAACTCACGTTCTCCCGCACCACCTCGAGCGTCACGTGCCCACAATGCAACACGCAATGCCAAGTCTTCATCTGCTACCAAAGCAGCAGTAAAGTCTTTGGTGATATCTTTGCCCCGAGAGGCACCAATTTTGTAAAACAAATCAACAACAGCGTTTGCAGTTGACTTGCGAGCCTTCATACCGTTTGCGGTACGTGCTTCTTGATTAACTACGGCATTTACAAATGTATTCATAATAATTTCCTTTCAACGGGTTCATTTTTACTATAGACAAAGTATTTTTGATTGCTGAACTGAACCCAAATTTTAAAACAACAGAATAGTTTCCTTCTTTTTGATTTTACCCGTGAGAACTCGAAACTCACATGGAAAGAAACAGTCACACGATAGACAACTTCAAAGACCTGAGTCTCCATCATCTACCATCAGTTTTCTTTCATTCCTTGATGCGATTGCTCGCTAAGTATTTTTTGTTGCTGAACCTATTCTCTAAACTATGTGACGATTATACATCATCACGATGGACTTGTCAACCATTTTTCAGGCAAACTTGTTAGACAGGATACTTTTTACTCTGCTCTACTAGACTGAGCTACTTCCCCATTAAGTATATTCACCGAACTCCCTAGGCAGTCACTTTAGGTCCTAACGCTCTTCGAATCGCTGACTAATCACGACAGGAATATACTTAATGGGGAAGGGTGGATTTGCACCACCGACACGAGGCTTTCATTGCATTTTGTGTTGCTGAATGTATCCTAAACTGGAGCGGGATAACGGAATCGAACCGATAACGGAAGATTGGAAATCTACAGTTTTACCATTAAACTAATCCCGCATATCTTATGCTGCCTTACGGTCAAGGACAAATTTTAATCTGTCTGCGGCGTAAGATGCAGCGAATGCGTTTGGTTTCACCATTGGTACGACATTACACATACCTCTAATGTAACCAGTTGCTTGTGAAATAACACAAGAACTACCATGCATTTCGTTTGGGTTAATGTCTAAGTGTACTTCAACGTGTTTGTCTTCTAAAACATCACTTAGATTTTGGAATAATTCCGCAACCTTGTACACTTCATTCATCAAACGCATAGATGGTTTATCTTTACGTTGGTCATAATCTCTTTCACGACATACTTCGCCAAAAATTTTACAACCGTGATTGCCGTCAATGTGAACTACAACTGCCAGAGTATAGTCGGCGTACCATACTCCTTTCAAATTAATTCGTTCGGAGTCGGCACCAAGATAGACCTTAGTCTCTGGCGATTGTGCATCAATGAATGCTTTGACTTCGCTTAAATTTAATTTTCTCATAATTCACTCACTTTCTTTTATGGCGAGCCGGGAGGGATTCGAACCCCCAACATATGGTTTTGGAGACCATCGTTCTGCCAATTGGAACTACCGACTCATTTACAACAGGATGCTTATTTTCAAATTACAAGTTTGATTTTTTTGATTGCTGGACGCATCCTAGAACTGGTACCCGATACAAGATTTGAACTTGTGACCTAACGCTTATCAAGCGTGTGCTCTACCACTGAGCTAACCGGGTAAAATTTGGAGGGCAATGAGAGAATCAAACTCCCGTTTCAACGTTCGTAGCGTTGTGTATTATTCACTATACGAATCGCCCAAGGTTTACATACAACTTATCTCATTATACTCCGTATGTAAGGGAGAGGCTCTTGGTGGTGATGGAGGGAACCGAGCCCCCAACCTTCTCCGTATGAAGGAGTTGCTCTACCGTTGAGCTACATCACCATTATTCCAACACCATTGTGATATTGTCTTCATCAACAATAGCACGCTGTACACCATTTACATTCACAATTGAAGACTTGTTCCATTCTGGTAGAATAACATCACCTACCTTAACCAATGTAACTTCTGGTCCAACTGCAAGTACTGTAGCAAGACTTGA